CAGCTTGATGGCGCCGTTTAGCATCCAGCCCTGGGAGACTGCCACCATGTCGTTGGTGGTGAAGCCTTCCGCGGAGAGCGCGTCCACGAACGCGTGAGAGTTGCCGGGGTCGATCCCAATTGCGTGGCGCTCGGGAAGCAGCCCAGCGCTGCGGAGCTCGCAGCAGATCGAGACCAGCTCGTCAAGGTCTTCTCCGACGCGTTCGACGATTACGAGATCGCCGTCTGCTGCGAAGTCGCGTAGTTCGGGCGCGATGGCTTGGCGACGCTTGAGGACAATGGGGCTGGCCCAGGCGCGCGACCATGACAGCCATCGTCCGGTGTCGCGCTCGCGACCGAGCACGGTGAGACCGAGGAGGTCATCCGCGCCGCCGCCGTCCACGCCGATGGTGACGACCTCGGATCTCTGCATGAGCGTTTCGAGAGTGATGGTCGGGTCCTTGGTCTGGTCCCAGTATTCGATGCCCGCCCACGCGTCGTCGCGGAGCGCGATGCCGATCTCGACGTTGAGATGCTGTGATGCCCAGCGTCGCAATTCGGCTTCGCCTGCGGCGCGTGCTGTTTCGAAGTCTGCGATGAGCCTGTCGATGGTGATGGATCGACCGAGATTCGGCAGCACCATCCACCAGTTCTGCGGGTCCTGCCAATCCACGTCCGGAGGGAACTCGTAGAGGATGGGCAGAACGGGAGCGCGCAGACGTCCGTCGCGCACGGCTCTGGCCTTCGCGAGTTCGGCCTTGAAAATCCCTTTCGGGGCGCGTTCGCTTTGCGTCGTGATGGCGATCAGGAAGCCTTCCGGCTGTGAGATGAGGCCACCGCGCAATTGGCCGAGGACGCGATCGGCATCGGCGTTCTCGGAGATGACGTGAACCTCGTCTAGCAGCACGCCGCACGGTTTGGTGCCGGTGACGATCTTCGGATCGAAGCTTTTGACTTTCAGAAACGCCTTGGTCTCGCGATAGGTGATGCGTTTGATGTGTTCCTGGACGTGGAACTTCGTGAAAAGCACCGGGTCGGCTTCGATCATGCCGACGATCTGGCGGAATGCGAGTTCGGCCACGTCATGGGTTGGCGCGACGAGCAGGAACTCGGCGCGCGGCCGCTTATTCATCAAGACTGCGGTCAGCATGATTGCCGCGCCGCTGGTCGTCTTGCTGTTTTTCTTCGGCACCATGGCGAAGATTTCGCGGATGGTGCGCTTTTCGCCGTCCCATGATCCGAAGAGTGCGCGCACGATGTCGCGCACCCAATCGCCTGCCGCTTCCTTCAACGTCGGCTGGTTCGGCACGTCGGGAAGTCGGAGCCGATCGAGGATGGCAACGGCTTTGGCGGCTGCTGTTTCGTCCAGCGGGATGGACGGGACCAGAGATCGGCCAGTGCGGATCCGTTCGCACCAGTCGGGGCACGAAAGGTCGATCATGGACGGACGCTAGTTGAGCAGCGCCTCCCAGTCGGTGCCGTGATGGGACGTGCGCGCGATGAGTTCCTGCGCGGCCTTTTTCCCGAGGCTGCTGGTGGGCGACGGCTGGTCGGTGTCGCGCCATCCGGCTCTGACTTTCAGCCAGAAGATGGCAGCTTGGACGCCAGCGGCGCCTTTTTCCTCCGTCGCGCGCTTGAACAGCGCTTGCGCGACTTTCGCATTGGCCTCGATGGCGCCTAGATCGAGTTCGGTGCGGAAGTGCTTGCGCAGGGTCTTGGCGTCGATCTCGACCACCAGCGCGATGTCGTTCTGGCTCACGCCCACGGCGGCGAGCGCTTTGACCAGACGTCGTTGTTCCGCGGTCGGCTCGAATACGGGTCGACCCCTTCCTCGTTTTGTTTCGCTTTCGATCATGGTTAGTTAGGCCCTCTCGAAAGTAGGGGGTTCAGCGTATTTCCCGTCCTGCAACGCCATTTTGCTCAAAAAAGCAATGAGATTGCTCGACTTTTTTGTTGCATCCGGCTGCTTTCAGCGCGAATGCAGGATCCGCGCGAAGGGAAGAGGATCCCAGCGCGAAGCGAGAGGAGAAGACGATGATCGAGACGACCTACCACATCGAGATCCAGAAGATCGCGCGTGGCTGGATCGCGCGCATCGAGATCCTGGTGTGGCGCGACGGCGCCAGCCAGACCATTCACGCAGAAGACGTGGATGGCGCATTCAGCAGCGCCGCGGAGGCGGCGGCGCATGCGGAGCGCCGCATCCAGCAGATCATCCGGTGAGCATGACGCGCCCCAGGCCGACGGCCTGGGGCGCAATTCGAGAGAGGAGACAAGGACATGACGAAGCTTTCGGACACACAGCGCGCGATCCTCGAGGCGGCCGCGCAGCATCCCGAGCATCTCGCCTATCCGCCTGCGCGGCTGCCCGCGGGCGCGCGGCAGACGGTGGCCAAGGCGCTGCTCAAGCAGGACCTGGTGATCGGGTTGCACCGCGCCGCCTACGACGCGGCCGCCAAGTGGACGGTGGATGGCGAAGAGATGCTGCTCAAGATCACCGACGACGGGCTGCGCGCGATCGGCATCAATCCGAACGCAGGCGACGCGCGCGAGGAGGACGAGCAGAGCGCCGAGGCGATCGCCCGCCGCAACGCCGCGCGCCGCGCCGCCGCGGACGCCGCCGAGCCGGTGGCCGACACGGCGCTCACGGGCGAGGCGGAGGACGCGCCGCGGGACGAGGCCGTGCCTTTTCCGGAAGCCGTCCCGACCGCGCCCGCGCGCGTCCCGCGCGCCAACCTGCGCGAGGCCGCCGCGGCGGTGCTCTACGCTTACGACAACTTCAAGTCGATGGAGGCGCCGATCGCGGCGCTCCGCGCAGCCCTGGCGGGCGCGACGCGGCGCACCGCACGCGATCCCGGCGCGCCGCGCAAGCAGCGCGAGGGCACCAAGCAGGAGATGGTTCTCGCCATGCTTCGCCGCGAGCAGGGCGCGACGATCGAGCAGATCTGCGAGGCAACCGGCTGGCGCGCGCATACAGTGCGCGGATTTTTCGCCGGGCTGAAAAAGCGCCTCGGCATCGAGGTGAAGGTGCAGGAGCGCATCCGGAACGGCGGAAACCGGGGCGCAAAGGGATCCTTCTCGATCTACCGGATCGACTGAAGCTACCACCGCCGCCCGATCCGCCATCGGGCGGCGGTTCTCGTCTCAAGCAGCCTTCCTCTGGCGCTTCAGATCGTCGAAGCTCTGCTGGCTTCCGCAGAGCCGCGCCGTCCGACCCGTGAGCCTCTGCCAGCGCTCGATGGTGACGTCGCAGTAGCGCGGGTCGATTTCCATCGCAAAGCATGCGCGCTCGGTCATCTCGGCCGCGATGATTGTCGTCCCGCTGCCGACGAACGGATCGTAGACCGCCTCGCCGGGCGCGCTGTTGTTCACGATCGGGCGACGCATGCATTCCAGAGGCTTCTGCGTGGAATGGTCCGTCTCGAGATCTTCTTGAGCGCCGATGATCGGGATGCACCAAAGCGTCGTTTGGTCGCGCGCTCCCTGCCAATGCCCGCTCGCACCCTTGCGCACCGCGTAAAAGCACGGTTCGTGCTGCCAATGGTAGTCGCCGCGCCTGAGCGCGAAGCGCGATTTCGCCCAGATGATCTGGCTGCGGATGACGAAGCCTGCTGCGTCCAGGCTGTCGTATACGACGCGCGTTTGCACGCCAGAGTGCCAGACATACGCAACATCGCCAGGGAACAACGCCCACGCTTCGCGCCAATCCGAACGATGGTCGTTGTGGACCTTGCCGATGCGCGGCGAATTGGCCGGCCTGAACTTCTGGCGCCATTCCGGATCGTAGTTCACGCCATACGGCGGATCGGTCACCATCAGATGCGGCCGAGCGCCGTCAAGCAGCCGCTCGACATCCGCCACGCTGGTGGCGTCGCCGCAAAGCAGGCGATGAGACCCGAGCAGCCATAGGTCTCCTGGCCGGGTGACAGGGATTTCCGGCAGCGGAGGAGCAGGCGCATCCGCTTCCTCGTCGGTCACGCGCGGCGTATCGCCGATCGGATCCGCCAGCAGCCGATTGAGCGTGTTCGCGTCAAAGCCGATCAGTCCCAGATCAAAATCCTCGTCGCGCAGCGCACGCAACTCGACCGCAAGCAGCGACTCGTCCCAAGTCGAAGTCAGCGCTAGCTGGTTGTCCGCGAGACGGTATGCGCGAACCTGCGCTTCAGTCAGATGCGAGAGACGGATGGCCGGGACTTCCTTGAGACCCCGCTGATGCGCAGCAAGCACGCGGCCATGCCCGGCAATCAAGACCCCAGCATCGTCCACCAGCACTGGCACCGTGAAACCGAACTCACGAATCGAAGCCGCAAGCCGTGCCACCTGCTCGGGAGGATGCTGGCGCGCATTGCCAGCATATGGCACCAGCGCCGACAGCGGCATCATCTCGACTTGAAGCTTAGGCCGCACGGACGACTTCCTTCAAACGCTCGGCTGCAACGGCGTCGTAATCTCGCCCGTCGTCAGCCAGCCTAACCGGCATATCCGGATACAGCTTGCGCCAGCGCGCCACCGTGAGATCGACGTATTCCGGCGCGAGTTCGATCGCACAAACGCGACGATTGGTGCGCTGGCCCGCAATGATCGTCGTCCCTGAGCCGGAGAACGGCTCGAAGACGATTTCGCGCTCGTCCGAATAAGCGCGGATGACGAACTCCGGCAACGAGACTGGAAACACCGCCGGATGCCGCGTCTCGATCGAACGACCCTTGTGGCGCATGATCCGAAGCACGCTGTCCGGAATGCGCATCTCCTGAACCGGCAAGCCGAAATGCGTATATGGCTTGACCTCTCCATCCGCCGCGCGCAGCCCGCTCCCTGCGTTCAACGTGCCAGCCCATTTGCACGGCACGATCTTGTTCGCCTGCCGCGCCTCGCGATTGAAATGAAAGATGAACTCGAACGCAGGCGCGAGCCGGCCATTCCAGTCGCCCGGCAGACCCGGTCCTTGGTCCCACACGTAGAGACCGAACCGTCGCCATCCCTGCGCGCGCATCCATTCAAGCCAGCCCTGCCAATAGGGCTGCCATTCAGAATCACGATGAACCAAGCCAAGATTGACCAAGACCTGGCCCGCCGGCGCCATCACCTCCGCCAAATGCCGAAACACACCGCGCATCAGCGCATCTTAGTCCGACACACCGCCGGTAGTGTATTCGCGCTGATTCGCGTAAGGCGGACTCGTGAACAGCAGCGCAGCGCGCTGGCCATCCATGACGCGCGCAATCGAAGCCGCCTCCGTGCTGTCGCCGCACAGCAGCCGATGCTCGCCAAGCAGCCAGAGATCGCTCGGCCGCGTGACAACCACATGCGGCACGTCCGGCTGCACATCAGCCGGATCCTCCTCTTCGTCCTCCGGCACAACGTCCGGAACTCCGACGCCGACCGAACCGCTTGAAGCAACAGAGTCGGACGCAAGCGGATCCAGATCCGCCAGCAACCGCTCGATCTCATCCGACGCGAAACCCGTCAGCGCCAGATCAATCTCACCAGCTTCCTGCAGCTTCGCCATCTCCGCCGCAAGCAAGCCGTAGTCCCAACCAGCATCGAGCGCGATACGATTGTCAGCCAAACGCAGCGCAGCTTTCTGCGCATCCGTCAGACCAGCACGAACGATCGTCGGCACGGTCTTCAGACCAAGCTGCTGCGCTGCCAGCAGTCGCCCGTGCCCTGCAATGATCTCACCGCGCTCGTCGATCAGAATCGGCGCAACAAAGCCAAACTCCGCAATGCTGGCCGCAATCTTGGCAACCTGCTCAGGCGCGTGCGTGCGCGCATTCCGCACATACGGCACCAGCGACTCGACAGTCCGTCTCTCGACCCGAGCCGCCATCCACGGCACCGCGTTCCCAGCCTTCCTCTCCATCAGCGGCCCCTTACAAACAACGCTGCGACACGCCTCCGATCCGCCACCGCTTTCCCGGGACCCGCCCCAGAACGCCCTAGGAAGGCCGTAGAGGCCGGTCTGGCCCTCACCCGCATCCACCCACGCGCCGACCTCGAAACCGGTCTGTATGGCGCCCAGAACGCCCGCACGGCGATTTCACACGCTTCGCCCCCCTATGGGGCGGGAAAAAAATTCGGCGCGTGGGGGGGCCCGCGGGCTGCGCCAAGCGCCCCCTAGGGATCCGCCCCCCCCCATCCCAGGAGGCCGTGCGACTGCTTCGCAGTCCTAGCTCGGTGGCACGGAGCGCAGACCGGACGCAAGTTGGCCGGGTCGAGCCGCCTCGGATCGTCCAAGGAGACAAACGGAACAATGTGGTCGACCTCGGTTGCGATCGTGACGCGACCTTCTGCTGCGCAGATTCGGCACAGCGGTTCTGCTTGTAGGATCGCTGCTCGCACTCGACGCCAATCGCTGCCGTAGCCGCGTTGAGTCGAGCTGCGGCCATCGAGACGCCGAAATCCGGAGGTTGCGCTTGAGCTGGTGAGCAGGCGAGGCGGAGGTTTTGCAAGCCGTCGTTCGATGGATCCGAGTTTGCTGACTTTGCTCATGTTGGCCCGCTCCCGGTCATCACGTCCCGATGGTCTGGCTCCGGCAGCAACGTGTTGACGCTGGTGAAGCGCTGAGCCGGGTGGATCCGCCGGGCGGGCCAGCCAGCGGGAGGTTCGGCTGCCGGAGCGTTCATGCCTCGCGCACCATGCTGCGCGGGACGGAAACGGGTCGTTCCATGCCGAGAACTCGGAGCAGCACCTCGACGCGTTCGCGGCCGCGTTCTGACCAGAGGAGTCCGGAGAGACCTTGCCAGGGTCCGGAGGTGATGCGCAAGACCGTCACGCCTGGCCGCCACGCTGCCACGACGTCTTCGCGTGCTGGGATCACGCCGTCGATGCCTCCAGCCATTTCGATCAGTTCGTCGACGTAGGAATCCGGGACTGTGCGCGGAGCGCCTGATTCGCGCACGCCGAGGACGCGTATGACGCTCTTGACCTCGAGCGCTGCCTGCCATGGGCACGCGTCTGGACGGGCGAAGAGATAGCCAGGGAAGAGCGGCCGGAGGACGTCGTCCCGGCGCGGCCTGCGGGAGACGACGCGAGGCCAGTGGACCAGGAAGCCCTTGCGGCGCAGACCGATGCGAACGCGTGCGCCGTCGTCTGCGCGGTGTTGGATGCAGATCCACGATGCGCGGCACGAGTTTGCTGTAGACGCGCCGGAGGCGTCGTCTTGGTGCTCGGGCGCGTTGGTGGTCGCGCCGGAGACGAGTGCCTGCGCACCGGCCTTACCAGCTGCGACGGCGATCTCGCGCGGTTTTGTTACGAGCGCAAGAGGCGCGGTGTCAAGCACGCTGTGCATGGTTTCGCGGAGTCGTCCGTCGAGCGTTTGTTGAGCTGCTGGCTGAGCTGGTGATGCGTTCGGGCCGTGGCGGCAGGGCGTCGGCGATCCGGACGGGCGGCGGCCAGTAGCCAGGGTCGCCTGGGCGGATGGTGCCCGTGTGCGGATCGGTGTCGGCCAGCCACGCGTCCAGGATGGCGAGGGCGCGGCGCTGGGCGGCGAGGCTGTCCTTGCTCGCGCGGCTGGTTGTCGTTGCGTCGTTGGTCGTTGTGCGCTCGCCGAACAAATTCATGGTTCCGGTCCTTGGGGGTGCGCCATAGGCCTTGGGAGGCGACGGCGCCATAGAAGGGGGGGCGCGCCATAGGATCTATCCTATGGCGCCCCCCTTCTATGGCGCGCCTCCCGTGCGCCATAGCGCGCCATAGAACGCGCCATTGAAACGCGGTGAAGCCGCATGTCTATGGCGCGCGCGGATCCGCTTCGATCCAGCCTTCGAAGGCCGAACCGTCGATCCAGAGGCGGCGACGGATTTTGCGGTCCTCGGGATCGCGCCATGGCCGGAATCGGACGGTGCCGGTCGCGATCAGGTGGTCGAGTAGCCGTTGGTGGATGCTGCGCGGGATGCCCATGTCGGCGAAAGCGCGTCGGTAGCAGGTTTCGGAAGCGTTCGTGCTGGAGAGAGGTGCGCCAGCGCGTCCTGCGCGGATGGCGCTGACGGCGGCGGAGATGAATTCTGGGGTGATGTGGGCGTTTGGTGGGGTCCATGGGGTGATGCGGTGGGTGCGGTCACCGTTGGCCAGCTCGACGTCTTCGCTCACGAACCAGAGGGTTCCGGATCGGCGGGCGTATTGCTGCTTGCCCACCTCAAGGCGGAAGTAGAGGTCTTTGAGGTCCTCGCTGATCCGGAACTCCTGTGCCTCTTCAGGGGTCATGGCGCGCAGGGACCAGAGGGTGCGGATGGCGCCGCCGATGGCGCCTGCGCCGCGGAGGCGTTGGAGAGCGGTGCCTTCGCCGCTCTTGGTCTCGTGGTGGATCAATCCGATGGTGCAGTCGTATTGTGCGGCGAGGCGCCGGAATGCCTGGGTGACGGCGCGCATGGCGTGGTTGGAGTTTTCGTCGCCGGTGTGAAGTTCGATCAGCGGGTCGAGCCAGACGAGGTCTGGTCGGAACGCTGCTATCGTTGCGTCGAGGTCTTGGAAGCCTTGTGTTGGCATGCAGATGCCGTCGCGACTGACTTCGAGTAATGGCGCGATGCTGCTTGCGTCGATGACGCGGAAGTTTTTCGCGACCAGCGTGCGGAGCTTTAGGTGGTCGGCGATCATGGGGATCAGTGCGTGTGCGCGGCGGCGGATTTCGTCGATGTCGTCTTCTACGACGACCAGGAGGATGCGGCGTGGGGTGTCTTCGTCGATGATGCCTCCCCAGGCTTGTCCGGAGGCGAGCGCGATTGAGATGGCGAGGACGAGTGTGGTTTTGCGGAGGCCTGGGGGTCCGGAGAGCATGACGAGTCGGCTGCGTGGGAGTGCGCCGTATCCGCCGATCCATTGGCGTGGCGGGATGGCGGATTCGTCGTCCACGATGGGTGTGTGGAGCGGAAGCAGCCGTGGTTGGTGCGTTTGCGACGGAGCGCGTGTTGGCCAGATGCTGGAGAATTGCTGGTGCGCGTCGCGCAACGCTTGATTGAAGGTTGCGTCTTCGTCTTCTTCAGCCAGAGACACGTGGCAGCTCCTCTCTTCCGCAAGCGCGCATGATGCGATACGCGGCCTGACCCGGTCGGATGCCTAGCATCCACGAGACCAGGGAGACGATCGAGTCTCCGCGAGCGCCGCCGGTTCGTGAGGCCCAATCGAAGGTGATTGGATCGAACTCGACGACGACTTCTGGTGCTGGTGGTGCGTTGCGCACCATGATCCAGACCGGGCTTCGCATCCATTCGACGAGTTGAGTGACGGCTTTTTTGAACTCGATGCGGATGGTTCGCTCGATGTTGGGGCGGACTTCTGGCGGTGCTGCGTCGAGCATTTTCAGGTGATGGTTGATCGACGCGCGGTATTCGATCGAGATCGGCCATTTTGAGCGTGGGTAGAGGACTTTGGCGAAGCGGCGGGTCAAGACGTAGCGGCGTTCTGTGAAGCCTGCGAGGCCGAGGACGCGAGTGATGTGTTGGCTGGCGAATCCTTCGACAGCGACCCAATCGATGCGACGCTGTGCTTTGGTGCCTGTCATGCTGGGTCTGAATGTTGTGTTGCCCAGAGCAGGATTGCGATGGCGTCGGCTTCGTTGTCGTCGCTTGGTGTGAAACCGCGGCTGCGGATGGCGGCCATCATGGCGTCTTTGTTGGCGTTTCCTTTGCCGGTAGCGAATCGCTTGATGGTGCCGACTGGCACGCCCTCGTATGGGATGTTGCGTTGCTCGCACCAGGCGGCGAGGTGTGCGAGAAATCCGCCGTAGAGATGCGCGGCGTCGGTGCCTGCGTGGCGGCGGACTTCTTCGAAGACGACGCGCTCGAAGCCGGATAGGCGCTTCATCTCTTGGAGCCAGGAAACGAAGCGGAGGTAGCGCATGCCACCTCCTTCGAAGCGAGAAGGTCTGAACGCCATGGTGCCGGACGTGATGGTTCCGTCCCGGCTGCGGAGTGCCCAGCCCATGGTGGAGCCGAGATCAAGAGCGAGGATGGTCGACGACGAGATTGGCGTCCTCATTGGGTTCGTTCGGCGCGGTGGCGTTGGCGTTGGTGAAAGCGACGGCGAGGTCTGGCCTCAGCTCGGACGGTGGTATGCCGGTTGCGCGGGAGACTTCCTGCAGTCGTTCGGCCGGGACGCGATTCTGCGCCCAGCGCAGGACAGTGGAATGACGCACGCGCAGTTCGCGAGCGATGCGTGAAGCGGCGCCTCGGTTGAGACGGAGATACTCGTTCAGATTCATGCGGATGCTTTCGCGGTTTCGTCTCGGCGGAACGTGCGCCGACCGCACGGACCCGGTCAAGGGAATTGTGCGGAGGACGCAAAATCCGGTTGACCAGGCTGTGCGGTTTTTGCACTCTCCCGTCTGCTGTTTGCTTTTTCAGGGAGCAGAGGATGATGTTTGAGCCTAGCTGGTTCCGGATTCTTCGTGTGGCGCTCTTCGGCGCGGCCTATGCGCTGGTGCTGGGCTGGGTCGGATTCATCCTGGTCTTCCCGTTCATGCTGATGCGCTGAACGAGATGGAGACCAGTGAACGGTGGCGCAGCGTTTCTGCAGAGCTTGAGACGCTCTGCGAAGCGCTTGCAGCGGCTTTTTGGGATGCGATGCGTCCCGAGGAAGCCACGGACGAGGATGTGGCGGCGATGGAGGAAGTGCTCGCCGCCTTGAACCAAGCGCTGCAGCCGTGGCGGCGCGAAATCATTGCCGCGTATCGCGCGCATCGCGAGCGCTGGCGGAACATCGGACGGCGCCAGGAGCGTCTTCTTGGCGTCGTCTTGCCTGCGCTGGCTTCTGAGGAAGGCGACGAGTCATGACGAGGACCGTGCGAGCGATTCCGGAGGATCGCGCGGAATGGCTGCGGCTGCGCCGCTATTTCGTCGGTGCTTCTGAGGTGGCTGCGCTGTTCAACGCGCAGCCGTCTTATGCCATGGGCGTTTATGCCTTATGGCTGGTCAAAGCAGGCCGCATGGAACCGCCCGAGGTGTCGAATGAGCGTGTCGCCTGGGGGCTGCGGCTGGAAGACGCGATCGCGGGTGCGGCAGCGGAGCGCGAGGGCTGGACGCTGCTGCCAGGTGTTTTTGCCGCTGTCGGAGGTCTTGCTGCCACCATCGATCGGCGGATTGCGGAGCCCACCGATCGGGATCGCGCCGAGCTCGGCGATGAAGCGCAAGGACCTGGCGTCCTTGAGCTGAAGAACGTCGACTGGCTGGTGCATAGGCGCAAGTGGGGCCACGAGCCGCCGCTGCATGTGCTGCTGCAGCTGCAAGCGCAGCTGTTTGCTACCGGCTATCGCTGGGGTGCGGTGGCGGCGCTGGTTGGCGGGAACGACCTGCAGATCTACCGCTACGCTGCGCGACCTGCAGTGCACGCCGAGATGGAAAGGCGCGTCGCGGAGTTCTGGCGCTCGATCGACGAGAACAGACCTCCGGCGCCGGACGGGTCCGACGCGACATATCGCGCGCTGGTGGACATGTGCGACGAGCCGGACGACGAGCCAGCCGACCTCGCTGGCGACAACGAGGCGCCAGTGCTCGCCGAGCGGTATGTTGAGCTTACATCGCGGATCGCGCAGCTGGAACGAGAGCGTTGCGAGGTGCGCAACCAGCTGATCGAGAAGCTTGGCCGCCATCGGTATGGATATGCTGGCCCGTGGCGGATCGCGGCGGTCTATTCGCCGGGTCGTCCTGAGCGTCGGATCACGGCCGACATGGTTGGCCAGATCATGCCGGGACGCGCTCCGAGTTTTCGATTGATCATCACCCACGCGGAGGAGACAAGATGAGTATGACTCTCGCAGAGCGTGCGCGCGAGTTCGCGGAGTTGGTGCGCGCTGGTCGCGACCGGCTTGCAGCGGCGCTGCCGTCGCATATTCCGGTTGAGCGTTTCGAGCGGGTGGTGCTGACCGCCGTGCAGGCCAACCCGGCGCTTCTCGACCTCAACCGGCAAAGTCTCTTCATGGCGTGCCTGCGGGCGGCGCAGGACGGTCTTCTGCCGGATGGTCGGCAAGGCGCCATCGTCGGCTTCAAGGGACAGGCCCAATGGATGCCGATGGTCTCCGGTCTGATGATGCTGGCCCGGAACTCCGGCCAGATCAAGTCGCTGGTCGCGCAGGTTGTCCATGAGCGGGATCGCTTCGTATGGCGCCCTGCTGATACGGAGCGGCCGATCGAGCATGAGGTCCCGTCGCTGAGCGAGGACCGCGGTCGTCCAATCGGAGCCTATGCGATAGCCAGCCTGGTGTCTGGCGAAGTGGTCGCCGAGGTGCTGTCGCGCCAGGACATCGAACAGATGCGGGCGGTCTCCCGCGCGAAGGACGGGGTGGCGTGGTCGCAGTGGTGGGGCGAGATGGCACGCAAGTCGGCGTTGCGACGATTGATCAAGCGTCTGCCGCTTTCTACCGATCGGCTTGGTGCTCGTGCGGAGCCACGCAGCGCGCGTGATGATGCGACAGATCGGCTGGTCTCCGCGATCGAGCGCGTGGACGAGGAGATTCTGGAAGGCGTTGCCGACGAGGAGCCGACAGCGGAGCCGCGCAGCCGTCTTGATGCGCTGGAAGCCGCCATCGCGGAGGAAGCTCCGTCCTTCACGGCGGGAGAGGATGAGGCGAAGAGCGCTGCGCGCACATGGGCGCGCAAGGTGATCGCGGATTTTGAGGTAGCGCCCGATCGCGGAGCGGTGCTGCGGATCGTGGATGCGACCGTGAAGGCACGCGCGAAGCTGCAGCGCGAGCATCCAGAGCTACACGAGGAAGTTGAAGCGGCGCGCCTTGCTGCGATCGCGCGGACGGAGGCCGGGTGATGAGCCACGAGCAAAACCCTGAAGCCAAGGCGGTCACGCGCACTCTGATCGTGGATCCCAAGACCGGCGATAAAGAGATCCGCGTGCATGTCAATCTGCGCGTCCCGCTGACGAAGAGCGACGTGCAAGCGCTGGTGGAATCGCTGCGCGCCGCATCGCCAGCAGGACGGCTCGCGTCGCTGCGCGCGGAGGCCACGGCGCTTCCTGAGGAGATTCCGGAACGGGCGGCGGCGATGGAAGCGCTCGATCGTGCGGAGGCGCTGATGTCTGGCGGTGCCGACTTCAGGCTGATCGACGCTGAACTGCGCGAGGCGGCGCTTCTGGTCAAACACGGCGTCTGGCGCCATAAGATCCGGGAGAGTCGCCGCCGACGTGCTGTGGCCGAGAGGGCTGGAAGGATTGGCGTGAGCCGTTCGGCAAAAGTGCGCAGCACAAAGTCCGGGACGCCGCGCGGATGGCGGAATATCGCAAAGCGCGGACGCAATGAAGACGAGGAAAAGCGGTGACGCTATGCCGACGCGAGCAAAGCGACATGCTCTTCGCGGTCCTCTGCTGGCTGCGCTGCGGCGCATGCCGTCCAGTGTCGAAATGCCGCGCCCGCGACATCGATGGACGCGTGGACGCACGCTCGCGACGCTGCTTGAGCTTGGTCTGATCGAGCGCGTCGCAAGCGGATTCGGCCTTTACCGGCGCACGGCCATCGGTGATGCGGTGGTGAGTCGGATGATGGCGGAGATTTACGGGAATACGGAAGAGGCGAAAGGGAGCGAGTGCGATGACCAACATTCCCTTGCATCGTGAGATCCAGGGTCTCCCGGATCCGGTGGCGCTGGATTGCCCGCCGCCGACCGTCCGGCATGTGCTTTTGGCGACCGCGCTGACATTCGGCGTCAGCGCGACGCGGATGGTGGGGCTGGAAAGGCATCGCGTGCTGTTGGACGCGCGTCTTGCTGCCGCGTATCTCGCTCAGCGCATCACGCTGGCGGATAGCGGGACTGTCGCGAAGATCCTGCGCCGGGACGCAGCGTCTGTGCGCTGGGCGGCCAGGAAGGCAGTGTTGCGTGCTGAGAGTGATGCGCATTTCCGCGAGCTGGTGCGGCGTGCTGCGGATCGCGCGATGGAATTGGCCGCGTCGATGCGTGAGGATCAGGAGGTAAGCGCCATCGAGCCACGACAGTAAGGACGAACGAGATGAAAGACGACACTCCCAAAGCCGACGATCTGGCCGCAGCCTTTGCACACGGCGCTGCGCTTGTAGGCCTGGATGCGCTTGCGGATGCCTACCGCGCGGGTGCCGAAGCGATGCGGGACGCGTGCATCGCGCGAATCATCTGCGGCTGCCCGGAACGCGACGCGGTAGAGGCGGGCGTCCGCGCCGGGATACCGCCGTCACGCTTCTGCGATCTCGGGACTTGGTGCGCGGCACTCCAAGCGGCCGAATTGCGTGCTGTCTCGATTCCAGATCCGCAAGTCAAGGGGCTGCGACGAGACAGGGACGGCGGGGCGGAACGATGAAGATCGAGACGGACCGCGCTCGATCGGCGGGCTCCCAAGACTGACGTCTTCTTGGGGGGGGCTAGGCGCAATTCCGGCTCCCTTGGCGATCCCGCCCGCCATCCGGGACGCGTGGCGGCCGCCTAGGCTCCGCATCGGCGCCACCGCGTCGCCAGCGCAATGAAATATTTCGTGACCGCCATGTGCGCGATTGCGCTTGCATCCAGGGCGGCAATGCGCTACATTGCGCATCGGAAAGCCTCGGATGGGCCGAGGCTGGCGAGGCGAGAGGAGCCCAAAATGAAGTATCCCTTTGTTATCCAACATTCTAAGGGAGAGGCTGGGTTCGAAAATTTGGCGCAGGCGGTGGCCTGCGCCCTGGTGCACGCGCGGCAGCGTGGGGAGTGCCAAATTCGCACTCCCGCGGGTTTTTTGGTGGCGGATTTTTTCCGCCACGAGGGTCAAGTAGTTTACGTGGCGCTCCCGCCCTGGCGGGAGAAGGTTGCGGCGCTTCTCCGGTAGGAGCGCCGCCAATACGCCAGGGGGGCCGCCAGGCCCCCTTTTTTGTTGCCCAAGACGCTCAGATCCGCAGTCGGAATGAAATATTTTGTGATTGCACTGCGAGCGAAAACGCTTGCATCTCGGCGTGTGCATGCTATATGGCTTGCACAGAAAGTCCCGGATGGCCCGGGACGGGAACCAGAGGAGACGGAAATGAAGGTTGATACCACGCCCTTCCGCAACGCCTACGGGAAGGGGCCTCGCGGTAAGGCCCAGTGGGCCTTTACCGTGGATGGCGAGATCATTTTCTCGCCGACCCTGACTTTCACCAAGGCCAAAAAGTGGCTGGCCCGGACCCTGCGCGAGCAGGGCGTCCGGCGGGACGTCGTGGTGCGTCTCGAGCCATGAACGCATTCGCACAGATGCTCAGGGCGGCTGGCGTCAGCCGCCCTTGGCTGGCCCGGGAAACGGGCCGCACAGTGTCCGCAATTGATCGCTGGTGCGCCGGGACAGCCCGGCCACCAGAAGTCGTCGTCCAATGGCTTAGGCGGAGGCTGGCCGACCCTCCGCCTAGGCTGCCACCGCCGCGAAACGCCGCGAAGAGAGGAGTAGGAGAATGACAGAAAAACAGCAATGGCAGGCGCTCTTCAGCGCCTATCGCGCAGCCCAGCACGAATGCTGGGTGCGCGATGACGGGTGGACGGAGTTCGTCCACCCTGACGTCGCTGCGGTGCGCGCGATCGCCATCGCAGTAGACGATGGTCGAGTTCGCGCAGGGTTCGCCCTGCGCCACGGAAACAAGCTCCGTCGCGTCTTGGCCGACGCGGAGACGGCCAAGCGCGACTGGGAGCACGTGCTCCCGGGAGCGATCCGGACCCTCCCGCGTTATGTGCGCGGGATGGCGCACCCGCGCCATCGCATCAAGGCGGGCGGCTACGGCTCGCGCTGGTCGCCGAGATATCTGCGGATCAACGAGATTTTGAAGCAGTGGCTGGAGGAACTTCCTCCCGCCATGCGCGAGAGCGACGCGTCGTAAGGAGCGAGAGGAGAGCACCAATGAACGACTCGAATCAATTTGACGTCCTTTGGGCGTTCGTGACGGGCGCCGCCCTTCATATGGGCGCGCGCGGCTATTGGGCCCAGCGCCCAGAGCCACAGCCAGTTGGTCTCCATGAGTTCGTGGCGGAGAACATCCGCAACGCCTGCGGAGACTTGGCCCGCCATGGGTTCGCGGGTCGTGCGTGGGCGGACGATCAGCCGCTGCCCACGACCCTCGCGGAGTGCATCCGCGCCGCGGCCAAATACGCCGGGGTGAAAGTCACCTCGGCCGATATCGACGCGGCTTGTCTGCGTCGGGAGTGGAAGAACTTTCGGCTTGAAGAAAGCTTGCAGCACATCCCATGCGATTGGCAGTCGCTGCGTGCCGCCGCCGAAGGACGCGGCTGGGAGTGGAAACCAGTGAGCGCGAATACGCCTCTTCACGAGGCGTCCGACTGGGCGGCGGCGATCGCCTCCGAATTGGAGGAGATCGTCCAGTAGGCGCGCTTTGTCATGCGCCGCCGACCCGAGTGGTCGGCGGCGTTTTCGCTCGCTTTCCTGATTGCTGATTGCGCCCGTCGAGACCGCCCTCGCCGGGTAATATTCCGGACGTCGCAGAAAAGAAAAGCGGCCACGCGGGAAAGGGAACCGCGTGGCCGCCCAGAGAGCGAGAGGAGACGAAAGCCAGCCCTGGCTGGCCAGCCGTCCTTTACCAGCCTATCGAGCGCTGCGCAAGCACCATCATTGCGATCACCCGGCGCAGACCGCTCGATTGAAGGCACGATCGGCGGCCATGGCTTCCATCATACGCGCCAGCGCCGGGACGGGATATCGGGCGAGCTCCTCCGCCGCCTGCCTCTGCAGCTCGAGCGGGAACTCGGTGACGCGCGGGCACGGGCGATTGCCGACGGACGCCGCCGCGCAAGCCTGCAGCAGCAGCATGAGCGTCAAAGCAGACACCGCGAAGCGCGGCATCAGAATCCGCCTCGCCGAAGGCGATCGAGAAGGTCTTCGCGCTGCGCTTCGCGCTCGGCGGCTTCAGCGCGCACGCGTGCCTCTTCGCCTCGCCGCATGACCTCGGCTTCCGCGGCGGTGCGCCCAGCGCGCCGCCCCGAAAGCCATACGCCCGCCAACGCGGCAACCACGCCACCCACGGCCGCGAGATAGCCCCATATGCGCGCCCAGACTGCCGACATCATGCGTGACGCATCCTCAGCCAGGTCGATGCCATCCACGCCGCCACGACCAGCGCCACCAACCCAGCCACGATCAGGCCAACGCCGATCCACCGATCCAGCCCGGCGAAAGCGCTGATAAGGGACGGCAGGGAAGCTGCGGCGGGTGCCACGGCGGCGGCAACGCCAGTGGCCGTCTGCACCGTGCCGGTCTGCTGCGCCTCGCGCGCCGTCAGCGCGGGACGTTGCGCGCGATCCATCGCCGCCTCCTCGATGGCTCGCACGCGATGGGACCAGCCCCAAGCAAACGTTTCCCAGTGCGGGCGCGAGCGTAGATAGTTCAGCCGCCGCTCGCACAGGTGACGAATCACCTCCGTCGCATCAGCGCGCTTGGCAGCCTCGATCGTCTGCCGTCCGATCGCGCCATCCACGGTGACGCCAAGCACGGTCTGGAGGTCACGCGCCGCGCGCGCGACGCCGCCATGCACGGCCCAGTCAAACACGGCCAGTTCGACGCCCGGCGGCAATTCGTCGCCGCGGATCGGATTCCAGTAGCGCGCGAGGTAGATCTCGCGCGCTTCAGCCTCGGTCAATGCGCGCAAGTCGTCGACGGTGAGGCTCTCGTCGCCGCGCCAGTCGCGCAGCGTGCGCAACGTGATGCCCATGTTCGTGGCACCACCCGGATCGCGCGGATGATGCACAAAGCCGCCTTCGTGCTTGAGCACGATCTCCACACACTCGCGAAAGCGACGGTTGTTCACGGCGACCACCTTCATTGCATCTGACGCTGCTGAATATTTTGAAGCCCCAGCCGCACCGCACGGAGATCCTCTTGCAGCGTCGCAAGCTGCGTGCGCAGCACAGCGAGGGCTTCGCGCGTGGCAGCCGCTTGCTCTTTGAGCACGTTTTCGCGCTCTTCCATCACCGTGAGGCGGCGCTCAATGACGGGAATCGTGTGCGACATGTAGGAAAGCAACGAGGCGACCCAGATCAGCAGCGCCAAAGTCACACCGGCGATCACTGTCGTGAGCACAGAGCGCAGCGGGCTGGCGGCAACAGCCGCAATGCTGCGATCGACGTTGTTCACGCGCGGTCTCCTTTCTCCTTCCGAATCAGTCGCCGCGCCTGATTCCAGCTCGCAGCGCTCGCCTATAAACTAAGACGCGAGCAACGATGGACAAGTCGCCGTCAGGTTGAAATTACGATGACGCTTCGCCGAGCGCCTGCGCCAGCTCCAGTCGACTCGCCAACGGCACGAACAACCTGAATCGCAACCTGCGACACTCGCACAAGGCCCTGATCAGTCGGCAGATGATTGTGCACCACCTGCACGGCTTGCTGGTAGACGCGCGCGAAGTCGCCTACCCAGTCAGCGCGATCGCGCACCACCTGCAGCATGAGCTGCGACACTCGCGCTGCGTTGACAGCAGCTGGGAGCTGGTCATGAACAACCTGAACGCCCTGCTGGTAAACGCGCGCGTTCGTCACGACACCACCTCAACACCCGCCAGCAGCGCGTTCACTGCTGACGCTGTCCATGCCGCGCCAGTGTTGGGATCGGTATGCCATGTGTCGCGCAGATACTGGCCGCTCGCATTGGCGACTGGGGAGACTGTTGCTCCGTTCGCTGTCGTCGTTCCGGAACGAATGAAGCCGCGCATCGTGCGCGCGCCGGGGTCCGAGCGAGCAGCGCGCGTGACCAGCTGCACCGCGTCAATTGACGTCGGAGTTCCGCTCAGATCGCTGAGACCGAAGCGATCGACTTGGCCCGACGTATTGCTCTGCACGTAGGTCAGCAAGTCCGGCGTCGGATCGTTCACCAGGTCGTAGTGCAGCGAACCCTCAGACGTCGTCCATTGCACAAGGTCGTCGCTGCTCGGGAACAACGTCTCGATGCGACGCGCACCAGGCCAAGACGTAGGTGCGTCGCCTGAGGTGTTGTTCACCGTCAAGTTGTCGTAGATGGTATTGCCGAAACCAGACGAATGGATCATGCCGCACAATTCGATGCGGCTGGCGAGGCCGCTACCGCCATCGCGCGTGTCGACATTCGACACGGACGCCACCACCGTGCCGTCTACGCGAACCTCGATCAGTCCTCCGGTGTCGGCGATCACGGCGCGCATCTCTACGCGATACCGCGTGTTTATGTTGAAAGTGAACGTGCTGTCGCTGCCAAGCTGGGTCGTGGCGCGCCGCATCCGTATGGCGCCGGTCGAGGTCACAGCGATGTTCGCGTGCGTTAGCGTGCTTTCCCGGCATGCCACCAGTCGCGAAGGAGTCGTGGTCGGCAATGCTTCCAGAAGCAGGTCAAAGGCAATGTAGACTTCTGAATTTGCCGAAGATGGCTCGCACAGCACCGACCAGTTCGAAGCGGCATTGGCGATGGCCATCGCGCGACCGTGGTTGTAGAATCCAGGCACGAACGTGATCACGTCCGCGCTCGGCATCACTGGCCATTGCGCAGAGACCGCGAGGTCAGACTGCTTAGCGTAGTAGTCGAAGCCTTCGATCAGGGTGTAAGCCATCTCAGACGATCCTCGCACGCAAGGTGATGGCAACGTCGGCCAGCGTGGCGTCCTGCACTGCAGGCGCTCGCAACATGAGCCGATCTCCCGGTTCAAATACCGCGTCGCTCGCGATCGAGAACGTCGCGGTATTGGATCCAGCGCTGAACGACGCGTTGCCAATCGAGACGCCATTGCGGTGGATGGCGAATTGCGCAGCCGCGGTCGGTGCGGTGTCAGCATAACCGCGCGCACCCGGCGCACCCGACGGAACAACCATCCGCCGCGAAGCGACGAACATTCCTACCAGCTCGTCTGCGCCCGGCTGACCTGCGACGAAAAACCCTACCTCCGCACCAGCGCCTATCGCGAGCACGTTATTCGTATCGCCCTGCACCCACACAGACGTGGCAGGCGGGACCCACACCCGCTCGCCGGTGGCGTATCCCACCTCGATCGAGCGGTTCCCAGATACGCGGTTGTCAACACAAAGCAGACGTCTGCCCGCTGGCAATATCAGCCGCCGGTTGGCCGTGACGGTGCCCGTGCAGCGAATCACCGCGTTGCGGCGCGCTTGGTCGGCCGTGAGCGTCACGTCAGCGTCAGAAAACGTGATCACCACCTCGCGGTTGGTCGCGTTGTCCAACGCATCGAAGCCAGCGTTGATGGTGACTTCCTTCTGGTTCTGCGAAGCGGCGACATGCGGAATGGCAAGGTTCGGCGTGGTCATACGGTCGCGCTCCCTGGAATGCCTCGGCCTACCAGCGCGCTCATCTGATAGATACGAACGCCGATCGGAGCGCCGGGAGTGACGCCGTCGACAATTTGCGCGCTTGCGCTGTAGGTTACGCTCGGCGTAGTGATGCCAGTCACGGTCCGCACCACCGTGTTGCCGTTCAGGAACTCCACCTCATAAGACTCGCTCGCTTCAGCCAGCGGCACGTCTCCCGAGAAGTCGCGAAGCTCTCCGCCCACCCGTGTGCGCCGCACCCAGGTGACCGTCAGGTTGTTGCTGGAATCCCGGATCCCAGTGATGTGCACCGGTGCGTAAGGCTGCTCGGCGCGTCCACGCTTTGCCTTAGTCACGATCCGGGCCGATGCCGGCACATCGAACGCACCACGCAGGCGATAGTAGCGCGTCGCGTTCAGCAGCGACGGAGGCGTCTGCAGCCGCAGACGCGCGTCCGGGTCGTCCAGAATGATGAACACATCACCGGCCGCGCGATTGCCGCAGCCGTCTTCAGTGCCACGCCTGCCGCGCAGCAAACGCGACAGCGTCCACGAACCATCCGCGTTCTGCACAGCGTCCCGCCATTGGATCAACTCCAACGCGCCTGTGCTTGGCGTAAGCAGCACCGCGAAATTGGCACCGTTCAGGACCTCAAGATCCGTCGCCGACTCGGGTTCGCCGCTCACCATCCACACCGTCAGCGAGTTCACCTCGTCCCAGGTCCATGGCGAGAGAGGCGCACCCAGCGCATTGGCTGCCGCACCCCAGCTTACGCCTTCCAGGATCGAGTCGACCTCCGTCCACGAAACCAGATCGTCGGATTGCGAGACTTCCGCGCCGCGCCAGCCGTCGCCATACCCTCCGGCCAGCAAGTATTCGCGCAGCGCCGTCCCGTTCAGGTCGTCCACATCCGCCAGCAGCGGCAGGTTCGGCGACCACCCGCGCGTTACATACGGCACCGGCATGCCGCTGGAAAGGTAGCGGCCGGTTTCGCCCTCGGCAGTCAGCGCATAGTCCGCCGGGTCCTCCTCCACCGCCTCAAAGCGCATGGTGTAGTCAGCACCAAGCTCCGCACGCGTAAGACGCAGGCGCAGCGACGTCCCGTCTGCGCGGGTGACGCTCAACACGTCAGCAGGATCGAAACGCAGATGGCGAGGCGTTCCGCCAAAGCTCACTCGATTGCGCTCGCGCCACGCGCTCACCAGCAGCCTACGCGCCAATGTGCGCGCTTCGTCGGCGGTCATGGGAATGGCGACGTCCACGACAGCGTCGTTTTCGGACCCGCTGACCGGAATCGGCGCTCTGGGCCGCTGCCACGTCTGCGCGCCAGGCTCGTAGTCGCGATCGACGTCCAGATACCGCACCGTGAGCCGCCGCGGGATCTCCTGATCCTGCGCCCGCTCTTCCTTCAGCACCCCAGCATTCGGCTGCGACCGAAGCAGATCGTCATACGGCACAGACGCGGCGACGGCGCCGCCGCGTTTGACCGCCTTCAGCACGCCGTCCGACTCGACCAGATCGAACAGAAATGCGGCTGCCAGCGGCTCGATGGCATCCCGCGCCGTCGAAGCGCGGCTGATGACATATCCACGCACCTGATCGGTCAGCGCACCGAGCGCAAGATCGGTCGTGGCAAGACCCGCCCTTACAGCGATGTCCTGCACGATGCCGGACAGCGCGACCTGGTTCGGCGTGACGCGGCCGATCAGCAAGCGACGCGAGTAAGAGATCGCCAGGTCGTAATCGCCATCGAACAGACAGAGCGGCCAGGAAATATTGCCATGCGAGGTCAGCGTGCCCTGCTGCTCGATTTCGCCAGTGCGCACATTGATCACGACACCAGTGCCAGTGCCACCAAGCCACGCGATGCGGTCGCGCACCAGCAGATGACCAGACGCGTAACTCGGGGCAACCGGGATTGAAGTCAGATTGCCAGCCGTCCGCCACACCACGCCAGATGCGGGCGACCATTTCAGCGCCAGACGGTGCTGGTTGCTCACCGTGGACGGCCACACGACGAACAGGATAAGGCTGTTGTCGCTCGCATCATAGGCTGCGGTCAGCAGCGTTGGCGCACCCGTTGAAACGAGGCCCAGCATCGCTGCTGTGATCGTGCCCGCCAGCGTAGGTTCAATGCCGGCAGTCGCATCAACCGGAGGCGCAAAGTATGTAGCGCTCGCGGTCACTCGCAGACGCCAGATGTCAATCTCCTGCGCAGACGATGCCACACCGATGTGCCAGACGTCGGTTTCGCCGAGGCGCTGCGCTCCCTGCACGAAGATACCGCTTGCTCCGCTCCGCGGCAGATACAGCCGGGAGCTGGACGAGCCTCGGCTCTTCGCGATGGTGCGACCGGTGTCGACGTCAAGGATGAGCGGAGTCGGGTCAGGAGTGTTGCCTAACCTGGACTCCGCCACGTAGAAGCGGCGCGGTGTGGGACCCAGAACCTCGACGGCTGTGGCGCGATTCGCGTTCGTGCCGATGCCGTCCAAGTTGCCGAAGATCGAAGCGCTACCCCATTCCCACAGCAGCGCACCGCTGATTGGGTCGATGGCGCGCACCGCAACGTAGTTCGCGGCCGTGCTCGACATGCCGACCAGCGGCCCGCCAGGGAAGCAGCACATAGCGCGGCCGGAAAGCACGTTGCTGTTCGGCACGACCCGAGCCGTTCTGGCGAGATAGTCCACCTCGACATGGTCCGTGGTGGTCGCGAGATACATCCGGCCATTGGCCAAGTCGCCGCAGTAAGAGCCTGACTGGTAGCTGAGACTAGGCAGCGGCAGCGCTTCATCCGCGTTCGTAGCAACCACGCTTGACGCGATGAGCGCCGTCACGTTGGGCAAGCGGTTGCCGAACGGCTCCAGATCAAGGTCCTCAAAGACCACGTAGATGATGCCGCGATACGCAGGCGCCTTGCCATCAGCTTTCGATGCAGCGATAAGCGGATCGGGCTTCTGCGTCTCGTTGCCCGGATAGGCGCGAAACCGGAAGCCGCCGATGCGCTTGCGCATGCTGTCGCCGGTCTCGTCGAACGCGACCTTGTCGTCCAGCCAAAGCTTGACGATCCGTCCTGGTCCAGTCGCAAACGCCACCGCGAACGACACGACATAGCTCTGGGTTTTCGCAGTCGGACCGCCCTTGCCTACGCGCTGCTTCTTGGTGACTTTCCTCGCGCCAGAGGTCCAGATGATGTTTCCGGCCAGTCGCGACGTCCCGTAAAGCACTGGGATCGGCGCGCCGTAGGTGCTGCTCTGGATCGTGAGATCGCCAAGCTGCGGACCGGAAGGCGATCTGCCAGGAAACAGCAGGCCGCCCACAAACGCGCCAATGCTCCACCCGATCGAGGCGCCAACGGGACCGCCTGTGAAAAATCCAACCGCTGCTCCGGCCGTCGCAAGCGCAAGCTGCGCCATCGCTCAGCCTCCTATCCGCCACGCGCCGATGAGAGCCTCTTCCAGATCATGCGACAGAGGCTCTTCGACCACGCGCCTCCGCGGCGCATAGGCGTGAATGACCGTGCACATCCCGTCACGCCATGCAGCAATGCCTACATGCCCTGCGTTGACGCCATCGACGCGGAAGACAAGCACGGCGCCAGGCGCGGCGTCCTGCACTCGGACCGCACCCATCGCTTCCAGCCCAACCACGATGCGGGCGCTCTCCGGTTCTCGGCCATACGGCGCCGGGTCCGGCAACTCGATGCCAGCGTCCTTGTGCGCAAGCAGCACAAGACCAATGCAGTCCACGCCTTGGTGACTGCGCCCCAGATGCTTCCAGCGCACGCCGAGATAGGAACGGGAAGCCTCGACCACCCTGTTCATGCCGGGAAGGGTAGCGCGCCTTGCACGCCAGGGACATCCGGGAACCCGCGAAAGCGTTCCCAGTTGGCGAACTTGTCGCGGCAGGTCTCGAAACGCTTGTCGCAGCCCGGCATGAGCCGGAGCACATCGCCTACGCTGATCGGCTCTGGCAAAGACAGGAAGAGCGTAAGCGTTCGCGACGATTTCTGCCAGCCGTTGATCTCGCGCTTCACGCCAGCGTTTGCGCCGGTCTCCCAGATCGCGAGGCCGCCATCGAAATAGCCATCCGGAAAATCCTCGATGCCATCTGCAGCAAGCACGACGCTGGCTTGCGTCAGAACGCTTTGCACCGTCGCTGGTTGCGCCCAAGCTGCGCGTGCCGTCCACGTCACCGTCCCGTCGACCGTTGTCGCTCCTATCGCGGTCGCGAACGTAGGCGGCGAAGCGCCCGTGGTGCCTGCCACGGTGCACTCGTAGATGCGCCGCTCTTCGCGATAGACGCCAATCGCGCTGGGGTTCGTTTCCACCCGCACGATGGCGCCTAACGCATAGGCAGTGCTGTTCATGCGCAAGGACGGCGTAAGCGGCACACCGCATTGGGCATCGCCAAGGTCGGCAGTGCATCCAGGGGTGTAAACGCGCACGATCTGCTGTTGCAGCGCCTGCTTGAGACCGCGCAGCTCGACGCGCGCTGTTCCGTCATCCTGTATTTCCACCCGTCCCAGCCAACCGCGCAGCCCGACGATCGCGCCTTGGGAAGGATCAGACCAGTTCACGATCAGAAGTCGGAAACGCGCATTGTCCCATCGTCCTGCACGCAGATCCGACAACGTGATGGCGTCGTTGTTCAGGAGAACGAGGATCTCGCTCTCCGTGACGCTCATGTCCGATGGCGCTGTGATGGCGCGGCGGGTGTATGGGGACGCGGATGCGTATGTCTGGCCGTCCACGGTCAGGTCTCGGTCATGGTCGGTGAACCGGAAAACCTGGCCGTCGGTTCTGACGATCTCGACGCAAGTCGCCAAGGTGAGCGGCGAGGCGGATGCCAAGTGCGCTGCCAGACCGGCAGACGCCGACTTCATTCCCTGACCTCCACCAGCGGAATGGAGGGCCATTCGCCGATATCGGCGAGGTCCAGTCGCAGCGCCATGGTATCGGCTTCAAAGCGAACGGGCACGTCGAACTCGCACGAGACCTCGACCGGCTGGCCCACGGTGGCGGCCAAGGTCGCTCCGATGGTGATCACGCCTGTCGTGAGATTCACCGTGAATTGCGTGGCACCCGCCCCGAGAGTCCTTTCCACGCCGCCAATCCAGCAGCGCACGGTGCCGGAGACCGGCTTGGTGATGTTCCTCGTTCGCGTGACCGGACCGGACGCATAATATTTGACGATCTGGAACGTCGCTTGCGTGCCGTTGGTGGTGCCGATCTGCGTGCGCGGCAGCTGGTAGTCGGCCCAATCGCGGAACCGGAACGCGCGTGCCCTTCCGCCACGCGCGCGATGGAACCGGATGATCTCTTCGTATTGGGAGCGCGTTTTGACGCCCGAGGAGACATCGAACCGAAGCAGCGGCATGGACCACGCCTCGATGCGCACCTCGCGACCGTTGGCCGCCGTGGCAACGAGCGTATTGTGTTGCGGCCCGCTGACTGCGCCAAGACCGATCTCGATCGGGAAGCGCACGTCGTCGAACGCCATGCGGTTCCTCCTTCAGAGGCTGCGTGCAGCATTGCGCACTGCGCGGCCAAGAGTCCCGGCAATCGCGGCCTGCGATTGCTGGAAGCTGTCGAAGTCGCGCACACCATGAAAATGCACCACCACGCTGGTTCTCGCGCCAGGCAGCTCCGGCTCGATGAAGCCTCTGGTCGCCGGTCGGAAGAGTTCGGGCCCGCGCTCGCCGACAATGTAGTAACGCGAAGGATCAACAGGACCGCCGCTGGCGCGCATACCGCCGAACAGCTCCGCGATGCCGCGCGCGACGCTCAACAGCGCGCCACCCTTACCTTTGCCCGCACCTTCGCCGCCAAGCAGGAAGTCCACCAGCGTGGTGAAAGCGCGATTGGTGATGATGCGCAACAGGTCGCGTTCAAGGCCTTTGAGCACGTCCGAGAAAGACCGCGCACCCGTGATCGCGTCGACGAACGCCGATCCCAGCGCCTTCTCCAATTGAAACGACAGCTCATAGACGCCGTTCATCTGATCGCGCAGCGACTGCACCGCGCGATTGAAAATCTCCTGCGATATCGCGCCTGCGTCCAGTAGCTCCTTGTAGCGGGCGATGACTTCGTTGAAGATCTGTTGCGCCGTCGCATAACGCTCTGTAAGGAGCGCCCCTTCTTGGCGCATTCGCTGCATTTCGGCTTCGCGCGCCAACAGTTCGGCGCGCGCCGCGGCGGTCTCCTGGATGATTGTCCGTTCCTGCTCGGTAAGCTCGGCGCTGGCTCGTATACCGGCTCGATGGTCTGCGCGCGCTTTGATTTCCGCTTCGATCAGCGCGCGCGCTGCCGCTCGCGCAGCGTTGCCTTGATCGGCGACTGCGGCTTCCGCTTGCGCGATGCGCAGCGAGTCCTGCAGCGACTGAATGTAATTTTGAAGCTGCGATTGGCGCTCGCTGCCTGCGGTGCGGCGCGGACCGAGGGCGCCGCGTGTGGGCGTCTCCGGGAACGTTTGAGGCGACTGCTGCGCCTCAGCAGTCAGCCGCTCAAGCTCTGCACGTGCTTGTCCCAGCTGCTCTCGCAGGCGCGTGACCGCGCTGTTCCAGCGATCGATGATGAGCGGATTCTGCGTGTTCGGCCGACGCTCTTCCAGCTCCCGCAGACGGTTTTCGAGGTCGTTGACTCGCGCTTGCGCATCCTGCAGCGCTGTTCTCGTGTTCCGAAGGATGGCAGAACCGCCAAGAACGCCTGCGCCGCCACCGAGCGCTGCACCCGCAATGCCACCGACAGCAGCGCCCACCGGACCAAATATCCCGCCCAGCCGCGCACCAGCGAAACCACCCGCTGCTGCACCGCCCAGAACCGTTCCGCCAGCCGCACCGCCCAGCAGAAGGTTGCGCAGCGACGGATTGTCCAGGATTCTGACAAGACCCGCCAAGCCTTCCTGCAACAGCTTGATGCCTTCCAGCAGCGTAGGCGCCAACCCGGCCGCGAAGCGCTGCTGCAGGACCGCGATCTGGATGTTCAACGCCGCAATCGCGTCGCTGGTGGCGTCGGCCTTGTTGGAAAGTTCCTCTGACAGGACCGCGCCGAATTGGCGTGCTTGTCTTTCGAACTCATTCAGACCTTGCGCGCCTTGCGTAAGCAGCGGGAGCAGCGACTGTCCGCCGCGACCGAACAGGTCTACCGCCGCTGCAGCTCTTGCCGCCGGTTCCGGAATGCGCTTCAGCGCATCGGCAATCTCCGGCAGAACCTCTTCCGCGGTGCGCAGGCGTCCGGACGAGTCCCGGATCAGGATACCAAGATTTTCGAACGCTTGGGCTGCTTGTTTGGATCCTTCGTTGGCTTCACCAAGCGTGCGGCTGAGCCGCTGAATGCCGGTGCGAAGCTGATCTTGGGAGATGCCGGCCTGCGCAGCCGCGAATTGTAGGATCTGCAATCCTTCGACTGACAGCCCCATCTGCTCAGCCAGTTCGCCCAGACCGCCTGCGGCTTCGAGCGCGCGCAGGGTCATGCTCACCAAGCCGCCTAGCGAAAGCGCGGCGGCCAGCGGCGCGAAAGCAGCGCGCAAGCCGTCGGCAGCCGCACCAAGCGAGGAAAAGGCCTCGCTGGTGCGAAGCGCGTTTCGCTGAATGCTCGACAGTCCGCGCGCGAATTGCTGCTCCGCGGATTGCAGCGATCGCCGCGCATTGGTGAGCGCAGTTTGCCACGCTGCGGTCTCGAGTTCGAGATCCGCGCGAAGCGAGCCGATGCGCGTGGATCCGCTCATGCGTCACCCGTCCCTGATGCGCGCGGGAACATGCCCATCACGACTTTGACTTTCGTCGCCAGCTCATCTGCCGAGCGCGCTTTGGTTCTCGAATTGAGCACCGTCTTGAGGTCCGGCAGGCGTTTCGTGCGCGCGAAAGCCTCCACATGCCACGCGGTGAAGACCGCCAGCTCGTAGCGCGCCTGTTGTGCGTCGGTTTCGACCTCAAGCACGGTCGAAAGCTGCCATGGCGTCATGCGCCAGAACTCGGACGGTGGAATACCGCAGCGATGCGCAGCCCGGAAGGCGCTGGAGACTACGTCTCCGGCGGGCGGTTCGCCGCGGTCTGCGGAGGGTTTGGAGGATTCGGCGTCTCCGGTCCGGTCAGTGCATACGCGATGGCGCGCGCAAGTGCGTTGATGACAGGCAGGAACGGCGGCGAAAGATCCATGATCCGCTCAGCTGTCATCTCGGGATGGTGCCGTGCAAGCGCGATCGCCAGCACGTTTGCGAGCCGCTCCGGTTCGTATGGCGAAAGGCTTTCCATGCCGGTGAAACCGGCCTTGCCCAGCATGGAGAACGCGCGCCAGTCGAAGACCAGGGTGTATTCCTTGCCGTCGATCGTCAGTCGCGCTTCGCCTGCATGCGGTGCGTCGGTCATGCCATATCGCTCCAGATGACTTCTCCGGTGACGCGAAGCGTCACGCTTGCGGTTACCTTGTCATCCACCCTGCCCGAGATCGAGAAGTTCTGGACGAAAGCATTGAAGGTCAGTGTCGTGTTTGCCGCGTCGGAAAGCTCCAGAACGAACTGCGTCGGCACGGAGAGCACCTCTTGGCGCTTCCGCAGGAAGACTTGCCCGACATCTCCCGGGTGGAATTGCAGTTCAGCGGTGACCGAGCCGCTGTCCTTGAGGCCCATAACGAACTCACGCGCCGTGCTGCCGAGATGCGTGACGTCGATCTCGTTTGCCGAACCGCCCGGGCCGTTGAAGTCGGTAAGCTCTCCGATGCGAGCGCTGAGCGTGAAGTTCGCCGACGTCGCCGAAGAGATAGCGGCGGGCGCGGGCTGCACGGTGATCGCAGTGCCCGTCACGGCTGTGATCGTGAACGTCGTGCCCGTATTGCCCAGCGCGTTCGTGGTGAACCGCATCCCGACCAGGAAGCCGTCGTCAATGAAGCTGCCGGTCGAGCGGACGAATTGCGCCGGGCTGCTGGTGGCGGTGACGGTCACGGTGCGGGTCAGACGACCCGTCAGCGAAGATCCCTGTGCGCTGAACGCCATGACGTTTACTCCTCGATGTGGTGGATGAGGTAGTCTTGCGAGATCCGGAACAGCGCCTCAGGCTCGATTTCCGGCTCGTGCAAGTCCTGGTCGCTGATCAGCGAGATTCCTTCGATGCGGCACGTCCATGCGTTGTTCGCAACCACGCCGCGAAATCCGTCCAGTCGTTTCCGGATGGCTTCGGCCACGGCTCGCGCCGTCGCATAAGCGTTGGAATAGGTGTCAATCTGGAAACGCGCTGAAACCAGGCCGCTTGGTCCCAGGGTGTGTCGCGCGCGCGTCGCGCTGACGCGCGTAAAAATCGCGTATGGAAGCTGAACGCGTGCAGGCGCCGCGACCGGATACAGCCGGTTGCCGAGCGCTGGGATCGGCTGGTCGTTGGTCAGCCGATGAAAGAGCGCGCGTTCGATGCTCATCTTCGCTTCGTGGAGCCGCGCGCCAATTCGCGCTGCAGGTAATATGAGATGCGCTGCGCGAGTTCAGGCAGGAGGCGCGGTGCAATTGCATCCCACGCCGGTCGGAAAAACGGACGCGCCGCCTGCGGCCGGACTTTGCGGCCGAAAATGGTTTTGCGGTCGCTCAGCACCTTCTTCTTACGAGGCGTCACCTCGCCGCGTCCGTATTCGACCCAGCGTGCCCAGAACGCGCGGCCGGTATGGATGACGACGGTGAACCGCCGCTGGCTTGGAATCGGACGCACACGAATGTTCTGTCGCAGCCTGCCGTATTTCGGATGCGGGTCGTCTTTGCCACGCGGTGCAGCGTTGCGCACCTCCCGCTGCACCATACGCGCCAGTGAGACCATCGCGTTGCGCACGACGCGACGCTGGGACGCTTCTGCCAATTGGCGAAGAGCGTTGTCCAGCTCGCGGGCGCCTTGGATCCGAACAACTTTCGCAATCGTCATGGCTGTTGACCCGAGCACAGCAGCTCAAGGCCTTCGTGACGGCCGATTTCCAGGACCGCAGTGATGTCCCAGACGCGGCCCTCGTGCAGCACCCGCATCCCGGATGAGATCCCGGGTCGCCACCGGATGCGGATCTTGGCGTCGCGCTCAGGCTGTTCGGCGCCTGCCGCGTAACGCTCCTCGCCGCGAACCGGCACGATCTGCGCCCAGACTTCCGCTACCGGCGTCCACGACACCGACTCGGACCCGTCTTCCAGACGCGTGACCGTGCGCGCTTCCAGCGTCACTCGACGATCCAGACGTCCTGCTTCCATCACGCGCACATGATCCGGAACGGCGCTGTCAGCGCGTGGTATGCAAGGGGCAGCTCGGTCGGCGTCTTGGCCGAGACCCCTTCCCGGTTCTCGTAGAGCAGCCCGATGTGCAGCTTCATGGCCGCCAAGAGCGGCGATGGTATGTCGGACGCTGCGCCGTATCCCGCGACGAATGTGATACGCACCGCGTCGGATCGGTCTGCGGTGGCCGGCCAGCGTTTCCCGATCACGGGAATTACGAACCCCTGGTTCCAGTCGGTGTATCCGACCTCGTAGAAGGTCGGCGCCAGCGTCACCAGGGTGTCGTCCGTATCGTAGTAGTTGATGGAGACGATCGATTGCAGCGGCGGCAAGGGAAGCAGGATCTCCGCGGCGCCCGGCGGGAACCCGCGCAGGTCGAGCCTCCACGTCTGGGTCATGAGCGCGCGGCCCAGAATGCCGGCCGGACCGTCCAGATGCTGTCTTGCCGTCCTGATAAGCTCCTCCACCAGCGCGTCGTCCGGGTGGCTCGGAGGACTTCCGCTCGCGTCCAGCCGCAGATGCAGCCGCGCTTGCTCCAGCGAAATCGGTTCGCCGACCGGCGGAGTGATCAATCTGAGCGGCATGGCTTTGTTCTACCGCGGTTTCTGGTCGATCCCGGCGTTTGGGACGCGCTTCGCTGGCGACTCTGGTGGCCGCGTTTGAGCGGGCGGACGCTGGTCTATCCGCTCCGCGATGCGGTGCGCGACCAGCGCCTCGCCTATGTCATCCGGAAATCCGGCGACTTCGCCCGCGTTCCAGATGCGGAAGTGCGACCGGAAGCGCACCAGCATCACTGCGGCAGGCGGCTTGCGCCGCCGAAAACGGCGACCGCGCTCAGTTCGGCCGTATCGAGCGACGCGCGCGAGAGGTCCGGAGTGTAGAGAAAGCGCACGTAGCGCTTTGCGCCGGCGAGGTTCACGTCGGCTTCGAACGCGCCCGAGATGGTGCCTGCTCCGGTTGCCACCGTGGTTGCTGCGCCCGATGCCACGATGGTGGGCGAGGACATGTCCGACGCGTCGCTGGTCTGGACGGTGTAGGCGATCGAGAGCGTCTCGTTGGTGCCGAGTGTGGTCGAAAACGGCACTGCGAAGACGGCAGACTGCGGCCAGCCCACCGCGGCGCGGTCGAGAATGATGCCGGTCTGCTGCTGGCCGTCTTGTCCCGTGCCGGCGACGATCGAGAGGTTGGGCGCCGCGCGGCGAACCGAGACTTTGGCGCCGATGTTGGTGATTTCGCTGAGGGCCATGGCTGTTTCTCCTGGTGTGAATGCGCCGTCGGTAGAAGCGACGGTCCGGCGCTTCAAGCCGGACCGTCAGGATCACGCACCCCAAGTGACGTTCGTCAGCCACGCGGCTGCCGGGAGGTGGCGCAGACCGATGTCGTGCTGCGCGATGGCGCGCATCACGGTTTCGTCGCGAGAGAACGCGGCCTGCAGGTTGTTGCTGGCGTCGCGGTATGCGGCTTCGGTGGAGAGCGATACTTCGATGCCCATGTGCTCGCCGACCACCACGTGGGCGAAGTCGATGAGGCCGAGTTCGGTTTCGTTGCCGCCCGTCCCGAGGTTCTGCGGGATCTGGGTAGTGACGCGGAACGGCTTGCCGCGAAGTTCGCCGCGCTGCATTTCCGGGAAGGCGAAATTGCCGTTGCCGTCGCGGATGTTGAGCAGTCGCATATAAGTGCGCGGCGACATCAGCCACCCCGCGCGCGTCATGGGCACGTTGGCGTTCATCAGCGCGAGTTCGAGGCGGCCGAGGTTGGTCGTGATGTCGTTGAGGTTATCGGCGCCTGTCACGCTGAGCAGGTGCGTAGTCTCGAAAGGCGAGCCTACGGCCTGGAAGCGAAGGCCCCGTGGCGTGAATGCCGTGCCTGCGCCGCGGATGAAGGCGGCGTCCATCCTCTGCGCCAGAGCGGCAACCAGGTCGTCGCGCACGAGGCGATCGGCGGCGACGCTCGAGGCGCGCAGAAGATCGTTGCTGATCGGGATGAGGGCCGCGAGCTTTTTCGCTGAGAGCCGGACCTGGCCGAACTCGAGAGCAGTGGCCGGGACGTCCTGCTGCTCGCCGATGTAGGACGCCGCCGCTCCAGTCGCGATCCGGTTCATGGTCAGGTTGCCGTTCGGCATGTCCACGATCTGCGGATTGAGCGACATGACGACCGACGCCGGGCGCAGCAGCTCGATCACCTCGGAGGACACGTCCTCCGGCACCAGGAAGCCGCCCGCCGAGCCGGTGCTGGTGCTCTGGCCAGCGAAGAGGCCGCTTTCGCCCCATTCCGTGGCGGCGATCTGCGCGGCCACGTAAGGGATGCCGCCTGCGGCTGCGAGGGCGCGGAACATGCGAGCGAAGCGCAGTCCCTTCTCGTCGGCCGCCTTCGGCTGTGCCGGGACGGTGATCGAAGCGCTAGGCAGCGGCGGCACGGGGCGCGCGGCGGCCGCCTTGCGCCATTCGAGATCCTCGATCCGCGCCAGCTCGGCGGCAATCTTGTCGTCCTCCGCGCGCAGCGCGTCATACGCCGCTTGATCCTCGGCGGTGAAGTCTTCGCCTTCGCGCGAGGCGATCAGCTCCTCCATCTTTTCCAGGATGCCCGCACGGCGGGCCTTCAGTGCCGTGATTCGGTCCATGTCGATCACTCCATTCCCGCGACCCGACGCCGCGTTTCGAGATCCGCTGCCGCCCACGCACGACGGCCAGCTGCTGAGGTTTGCGCGGTGCGGCGCGCGAGTTGCTGGAGGGTGGCCTCCAGTGTGGAAACGCGGTCAGCCATTCCCAGGCTGATCGCGTTGGCGGCTGCGATCATAGCACCGCGGCCGAATTGTGTGCGAACGATGGCTGGTGATGTGCGTCTTCCGGCGGCCACGTCCGCAATGAATTGGGCCTCGATGGCGTCGACTTCCGTCTGGATCGATGCTCGTCCTTCCTCGGTGTTGAGGTCCGGACGTTTGTTGGGCGCGTTGCTCGACACGATCTCGTAGGACCGTCGGCCGTTGGCGTCGGTTGCCTCCTGACGCGAGACGGTTGCCACGACGCCGATGCCGCCCACCATGGCCGTGCGGTCGACCACGATTTCGCGCGCTTGCGACGCCAACCAGTAGGCGGCGGATGCGGCCATGCCGGTCACAAACGCGGTCACCGGCTTGGCCGAGTTGCGGATGGCGTCGGCGGCCTCTCCGAGACCCGAAACGACGCCGCCAGGGCTATCCACCAGAAGCAGGATGGAGTCCACCTGTTGGGAGGCTTGCGCGATGCGGAAGTCGCGCATGAGCGTATCCAGAGATGTTCCGCCGGCCGAGCTGGTGACAAGGTTGGCACGCGGAAAGATCGGGCCGAGGATCGGGATGGTGGCAACGCCGTCGCGCAGCATTGCGGTTCGCGTCCCGTCCAGAGGGTTGCCAACCGCAGCGATGGCTTGCATGGCGGTCGCCAGCCGCTCCTGGTGACCGTCTTCGGCCACGGCTGCGAGCGCGGGATGTTCCGCGGCGCGGAGCGCGATGGCTTCGATCGCGACCAGGTAGTCAGGCAGGATCGCCCATGGTTGAGCGCGGATTGCAGCGAGCACTGCGGAGGCTTCGCGTGGCATGCTGCTGGTCCTCCTATGCGTCGGTTGGTGTGGCAGGGGTGCCCGCTACCGTCATGTTGGCCGGTCGCCAGCGCTCTTCGCCTGCGGGTCCGTCGATGAGATTGAGGTTCTCGCGTTCCCGGATCTCGTTGGCGCTGAGCACGCCGGTCAGTCGGGCGGCGTTGTAAGCTTCCCAGCGACTCTTGATGTCGCCCTTGACGAGGGCGTCGGTCAGGAACTCGAAGTGGCCGTCGTCGGTCGCGAAGGCCATGGTCGCTGCGGAGGCGACACGCTCGTAGTGGGGGCCGAGGTGGTAGATCACGAACTCAAGGCTCTGCTGTTCGATGTTGCCGAAGGTGGCGCGCGACAGCTCGAAGAGCAGGTGCGGCGGCACGCCCCACATGCGGGCGACTTCCAGGATCTGGAACGTGCGCGTTTCGACGAATTGGCTGGACTGGTTGTCCTGGCTCAGGAACTTCGGTTCCAGTTCCTGGTCCAGGACGGCGATCTCGTTCGCGCGATACGGGCCTCCGAAGCGGCGTTTCCAATCGGCTCGCAGTGCTTCTTTGGCTTCCGGCGACATGCGGTGCTTGGTGGTCAGGATGGTGCCCGGACGCGCGTCGTTGCGCCAGAAGCTGGCGGCGTATTCTCCGGTCGAGATAGTTGCGCCCAGTGCGGTCTGCATGTAGCGGATCGGATTGAGTCCGTAGAGGCCGTTGCGGCTGATTCCCGGGACGTGCCAGATGTCGCGGGCGGAGAATCGTCCGCTGGTGCCGTCCGGCAGCACGGCGTCGTAGAAGAGTTCGATCCCGTTTTCCCGATCGAAATACTGATTGACCGTCACCGTGAGCGGATTGAGGCGGGTGAGGGCGGTTACGCGCTGGCGTGCGTCGCGTGAGACGTATGCGTAGAAGTTGCCAGTGAGCAGCACATCGGCGAGCAGAATCTCCTTGAACGCGAACGCCGACTGGTGGCGGTTTGGAGCGCGGTGAAAGAGCCGGTAGAGCGGATCGTCTTTGGCGCGCTCGCGTCCGTTGCTGGTCTCTCGGTAGTAGTGCAGCGGCGTCATGGCGAAGACGCCGCAGAGAACGCGGAGCGCTTGCATGACGGCCGGAAGGGATAGGGCCGTCTGTTCGGAAACCGGCACGGCTGGCCGCGCGATTCCGCTGCCGATGACGAAGCCTTGGACGGTCCATTGGCTTTCCGACTGCAAGGACGCGCTGATGGTCGGTTCCGTGCGCCGCGCGCGCGTAGTGGTGCGGAACCAATCGAGCAGGCCCATCGTCAGATTCCGGTGTATTCGAACCGCGTGGTGGCCGGTGCGCGCGCGAGCAGCTCGACGGCGTTGAAGAGCGCCATGAGTGGATCGATCTTCGCGGTGCCTGAAGCCTGCTTGGTGATGAGCATGGCGTTTCCCTTCGGCTCGACCTTTGCGTTGCTTACGCACCACGCCATCAGCGGTTGATCGGCGTGCAGGAGTTTGCCTGACGCGAGCTTTCGCTCCGTCAGCTTGATGGCGCCGTTTAGCATCCAGCCCTGGGAGACTGCCACCATGTCGTTGGTGGTGAAGCCTTCCGCGGAGAGCGCGTCCACGAACGCGTGAGAGTTGCCGGGGTCGATCCCAATTGCGTGGCGCTCGGGAAGCAG